CCGGTCGTCGGCGACAGCGTCAGCGTCCCGACAAAGCCGCTGCCGCCGAAGCCGCTCAGCGGCACCGCGGTGATCGTCGGCGGGCTCGAATAGCCCCAGCCGGGATCGGCGATGTACATGCCGACGATCGATCCCATGGCCCCGGCCGCATTGGTGTCGAGCACCGGATAGACCACGGCCGGCCGCACTGGCGTGCCGCCGCCGGACAGGCTGAACTCGACCTCGCTGACGGTGTAGCCGCCGCCGGGGCTCGAGATGCTGTAGCCGTTGACCTGGCCCGGCTCGAACGGGTAGTTCGGCTGCAGCGGCGTGCGGGTGAAATCGGCGACGACGTTGTTGTCGACGTAAGTGGTGCCGTAGGCGTAGCCGGCGAAGCCGAAGGACTGGCTGAGCGGCGGCACGTTGCCGCCCGACGCCGACAGGCCCTTCCAGACCTTGTAATACTGCGCCCCGGCGACCGGGTTCCAGACGACGCTGACCGAACCCTGCGTCGCCGAGATGTCGATGCCGTTGTTCGAGATCAGCGGCGCCGCCGGGAAGCTCTCGTTGCCGTTCGCGTCGACCGCACTGACCGTGTAGATGTACTCGGTGTTCTGCGGGTCGGTGGAGCCGGGCGGCAGGCCGGTCACCGTCGCGTACGCCATCACCGGCGCCGGCAGCACCGGCGTGTCGTCGATCGTGGTCAGCGTCCAGTTGGTGTCATTGACCCTAGTCAGGTTCATCCGCGGGTGGTTCGGATGGACGATCGTCAGGTTGTTGCCGAGCTGCGAGAACTTAAGATGCGGTATCTCGGTGTTGAGGTAGGGCGTGCCGACCGTGTAGTGAACGCCGCCCGACAGGATGAACCCGGAGTTGCTGCTGTTCGGATAGCTCTGGCCGCCGGGGTTCTTGATGAACTCGATGAGGCCCGCTATCCCCGTGCCGGTGAAGACCAGGATGTAGGTCTGGCCGATCTGGGCGCTGTACTTGAACGGCCATAACCGGACGTACTGGCCGGCGTTGTTCGAGAAGCCGATGAACTGGGTGCCGGGCCGGGTCTTGGCGCCGCCTTTGTAATCGACGAAGAAGTTGCGCATGGTGAAGGCGCCCTGGTGAAACTTGGCCAGGTCGGTGCGGCCATAGAGCGCCGGCGACACCTCGCCCGAGGCGAGCGCGTTGTAGATCAGCGATGCCGGTGCGTACGGATCCGGCATCTAATACGTCCCGCCGGCGTCCTCGAGCCACGGGATCGACCACCACGGGTAATAGAGCACGCCCGGCCCGGTCCAGCCGGCCCAGGTGGTGCGGGCGCGGATCCAGTCGGGGGTGTGGTCGACCACGGTCCACCCCTCGTCGCCGTCCCGTATCCGCGCCGTATCGATCGCTTGCTTGGCAATCGCGATGTTGTCCTGGCGGACGACGCGCGCTGCTGCACGGTCCACCTTGGCGAGGAGCGGCATCGCCAGCCGGGCGGCCAGCGCCGACACCATCGCCTGCTCGAACAGCGGGTCCCAGGCATCGGGGTATTGCATCAGCCCGGTGTAGATCAGGCTCGCGCCGAGCTGGTTGGTCAGGATGACCCGGGTCTGGTCCGGGTCGTGCCCTTCGATCTCATACCATTGCGATGAGATCGGGTTCGGGCGGTTGGCCGAGGACACGATAAACGGCGCCGGGCTGTTCCAGCCGAGCGTGGTGACGGTCGGCGGCGGCGCACTGCTGAAGATCGGGATGCCGGTGCTGCTCTGCTGCGGGTATGTCTGCGGCACGAAGCGGGCGTGGACGCAGTCGACCGGCCACTCGTACATGTAGCCCCACGGCGTCGGGACGTCCTTGTTGGGGCTGTTCTGGCCGCTGTAATCGGCCAAGAGGGTGAGTTCGAGTTCCTTGCGGGCGAAGTTCCAGTGCGCCCCGGACAACAGCTGCCGCAGCGTCGGCGTGTAGATCCGCTCGGCGGCGCGGCTCGAGGGCGAGCCGTCGCCCAAGTCGCCGACCGCCTCGACGCCACACTCGTCGAGGGCGCGGTTGACGACGTCAACCGGCAGCGTCGCCGACATCGGCTGTATTCTCCCGTGGCGCCTGCTGTCGTGGCCGTTGCGGCATTGGCCGTCCCAATTCGGTCTCGAACTTCTTCGCCAGTGCCGCGATCATCAACTCGGCGAAATCCTGATACCAATCGCTGGGATCGAGGATCTGCGCGATGTAAAGGAGGATCGCATTGGCTTCATTGCAGAGGATGACGTGGTTCGTGGTGGTCGCATCGAAGGCCGGACGAAATGGCTTCGCGCGTGGACGCCAAATCGGCAGGAACACCGGCGTCAGCTTGATCTGCAATGGGATGAGGCAATCGGCAGGATAGGCGTATTGGTAGAGCCACGGGATTTCGGGATTTTGGGTCGCGTCCCACGGTGTCAGGTAATTGGCCATACCGTTGGTGATGTTGGGTGCAGATTTGAGCAACGTCAGCACGATGTCCTTCTTCGCCCATACTGGCTGGGCGGTCATCAACAGCATATCGCGGGTATGACCCCACGCATCCAAAGCGACGACACTGGCTTTAGAGCCTTCGTAGATATTGCCGATGTGATCGCTATAACCGATCAGATCGAGCGCTTGATTGATCACGCCTTCAATCGTCGGCATTTACCCGTCCTTGAGGCTCGCCATACCGGCGAAGTTGATCGCCTCCTGCAGCTTCTCCCGGCTCGCCTCGATGCGGTTCTCCAGGGCAAAGGCCAGCGCCGCGGCCAGCATGCGGACAAACGATTCGGTGAACATCGAGTCCCACAGGGTCTCGATCACGCTGTTCGACGTGTAGACGAGAAAGGCGACCTGGGTCTTGGTGACGATGGCGCGCGCCGCAGCGCTGTTGGCGATGTTGAACTCGACCGGCACCGGGTCGAGGAGATTGTAGTCGACCGGGATCAGTTGCTTCACCCGCACGCAATCAGCCGGGTACTGGTAGCCGTAGAGCCAAGGCGGTAGCGGCGTGGGGACCACAACCGGCAAGATCGGGGTCGAGGCGAACTCGTAATCGCCCTCACGCAGTAGGAAGTCGCGCAGTGGCGCATAGAGGATGTTGGCGTAGAGCGCCTCCTGCGACCCATCCGTCATCGAGGTAATCTGCGATCTCGTGCCGATCTGCGCCAGCGACCGATTGGTCAGGTCGATGTTTGTCGTCATCAGTAGCCACCACAACGGTAGTCGATGAAGTAGCCGCTGCCCGAGGTTAACACGGTGCTGCCGTTCGACCAGGTCACGCCGAGCGAGGTGGTCGCTGGCGTGGTGACCGCGGCGGTGGCGTTGGACACCCAACTCCCGGTGCCGCCCTGCTGCAGCATGAACCAGCACAGCGCCTGCGGGTAGAGCGGCTCCGGCATGTTCTGCGTCGATGAGCCGCCGCTGAAATTAAGGGTAAACGAGCCGGTCGCGGCGATGCCGGTGCCGCCGGGAGTCAGGAGGATGCTGCCGCCGAGCTGGTTGGCGCTGTAGGCGGCTACCGTGCAAGTCGAGCCGCAGCCACTGATGCCGCTGAGCGAGCCGAAACTGGGTGGCGGAAAAGCATTAGCCTCGACGACCGTGGCTGGCGACGACGAATTGTTCTTCTTGTTCTGGATGCAGGCAAAATAGCTGTTGCTGGTGAGCGCCACACGGCTGCTGTTGGCGCCGATCAGCACACCCAGCTCATTGGCCGTGCCGCCGCCGCCGAGGCTGCTGCAGAAATTGTTGTTGGAAATGATGTCGTTGCTGCCGACAGCCCCGCCAGCGTCGTTGAGTTCGACCGCGGCATCGTTGGTGCCGAGTGCATTGCCCGAGAGGTTGCAGCCGTAGACCGCATTGTGATCGAGATGGACATCGGTGACGCCGAGCAATAGGCACGAACCGTTGGCGCCGTAGACCGTGCTGTTGTCCAGGTAGAAGCCTCCACCACCTCCTGCTGTAGCGGTGTAATTGGCCAGCGAGGCGACGCCGACATGGGTGCTGCCACCAGCCGCAATGCCCGCGAAGTAGCAATGCGAGCACATAAAGAAGGTGAAGTCCTGCAGATCGAGCGGCAAGGTGCCGTATTCATTCTCGAAATCGAACCAGCGCAATTGCTGCGGGCAGCCGCCGAGATTAGCCTGGCCAGCGGCGCATCTGACCTTGATACCGTAGAGTCCGCCTTCCCAAGTGGCGAAGCTGCCGTCGGTGCCAAAGGTCTGGTCGTGGACATAGAGAAAGCCCGCGGCGGCGCCATAGCCGTTGACGCTCTTGAATACGGTCAGATCCTGGCGGGTCGAGCAGTCGCCGAGGGTGCAGGCGGCCCCCGAGGCGGCTTTGCCCGCGAGGTTGCCCCACACCTCGACCGCCGGGTCGGCGCTCGCATTGCGGATGTCGACCCAGTCGATGTAGGTGTTCTCGTTGCCGTAAAATTCGAGCGCGTGCGGCGGGGCTGCCATCCATATGTCGGTGACACGGGCGCCAACTTGCTGGTGCATGCGGAAGACCACCCCGCTGCCGCCGCTGTTGTAGGTTGACAGGTGCTCGACTGAGCCGCCGACCGAGCGATTGGCCGCCGGTGTGGCGCTATTGGCGCCCCACTGGATACAGTGGTCGGTCATCGCCGAACAGTTCAGCACCGTGCTGTTGGGGCCTTGGGCAATCCCAGTGTCAGCGGCGGTGGTGCCGCCCTTACCAAAGCCCACGACGTGGATCGCGCCACAGGCAGCACCGATGTTGATGTCGTGGATCTTGTAGACACCGGGTGGGAAGACCAGGGTGCCGCCGGCCGAGCACATCGCGTTGATTGCGTTCTGCACATTGACAGTGCTGTCGGCGATGCCGGTCGGATCGGCGGCGAAGTTTAGCACGCTGACTGGTTGGCTGGCCGATACCGGGGCGGCAGTTGGCGACGGCCCACCATCTTGCACGACATGATCCTGCGTCCAGGTGGCGATGTGGCCAGAGGTAACCGGGCCGGATTGCTGCACCGCCCCTTGGGCGAAGGCGGCAAGCGGCAACAGCAGCGCCGTGAGGAAGGCGACGAGGCGCATCATGAGGGCAGTTCGGCGCGGCTGCGCGGCGCCGGCTTGGCCGGCTCGGCGCCGTGGTTCGGTGGATGCGGGGCCGGGGTCCGGATCGGCGCCCCGTCGGGCCTGGGCTCGCGCCGCGGCCGTCCCTCCATCCCCGGGATGTAGCGGGTCTCGTAATCGTCGGCGCTGAGCGGCAGCGCCTCGATCGGGTTCATCACCCCGTCGTTCAATTTGAGGCGTTCTTCTTCGCGGCCGATCGCGGCCTCGGCCTCGGCGTCGAGCGCGATCATCTCGAGCGTCGGCCAGCGCACATGGTAGTCGGTGCCGTCGCCGACGATGGCGCCCTTCTCGGGGCCCAGCGATTCGTTGGTGACGTCACCCGGCAGCCATATCCGCTGCTGACCGTCCTTGGTCTCCAATTCATGGGCGATGCGCAGTCGATACTTCGCCATCTCTCACCTCGTCAAAAAAGCGGCCAGGGGGACAGCCGGGGACCGCTGGCCGATCCCCCTGGCCTGGCCCCTCGCGGGCTTTGGGAGGCAGTGATCGTCACAACCACCCGCGAGCAGCCATCCCCCACCTAAAACACCCGCGCCGTGCCGATGTAGATCGAATGGTCACCGCTTAGCGGCATCGGCGAGGGTGGTGGCAAAGGGCCGGTCACCGGCTTGCCGGCATAGTCCTTCGCCCCCTTCTCGAGCGCCTGCTCGTAGGAGACCGGCGCCGCGGCCTTCTCGGCGTCGGTCTGTTTCGGGTCGGGCGTCATCTGGGCGAAGGGCTGCAGCGTCGGATCGTCCCACGGCGGCTTCGTCCCGTAGAGATCCTGGTACAGCTTGTCGACCGCCGCCTGGCCCGGGCCGTCGAGCCCTTCCATCTGGGTCGATGGAATGCCCGGGTAGCGGTACGGCGTGTCGGTGCCGACATCGGTGCCCATCGGCAGCCACGCATCGCTGATGACGTGCGCCGCCAGCAGCTTGTACTTGCCGCTGTCCTTTGGCGGTGACGCTGCCGTTGGCCCTGATACCCCAGTCGCTCCGGTCGTCGTGGTTCCAGTCGCCCCAGTCGCCTCGGCTCCGGTCGCTCCGGTGGTCTGTGCCATTGACGCCTCCTCAGTTCGGGATGATGACGCCCGGCGGGTAGGACAGCTGGTCCTCCCGGTCGAGCACGATCGCGCCGAACAGCGCCCCGGCGGTGTGGGTCAGCACGGTGACGTAGTTGAGCCGCAGGAAGCGCGGCAGCACCTGGATGCCGGGCTTGAGCGGGGTCGGCCCGAAGATGCGCGGCAGGTCGACATTGGCGATGTAGGTGCCCGCCGTCAGGTTGGCCTCGGCGATCGCCGTCGAATCCCACATCGTGGTGTAGGCCCCGGGCAAGCCCGAGCCGTTGTCGGGCGCGCCCTGTAACTGCACATCGAGCGAGGTGCCGCCGGTGAACGTCGTCAGCACCTGCACCAGCAGTTTCAGCGCCGGGTCGTCGCCGATGCCGAGATCGCGGGCGGCGACCAGGTCGATGACGTTGGTCGATTGCTGGGTGCCGGTGGTCGGGATGTCGGGGCTGCCGGCGACACCCGCCGTCCCCGTGAACTGTAAGGCTCCATCGAGAATCATGGATGTGTCTCCCTACGTCAGGCGTGATTCGGTATTAAGGATGGCGTCCGAGGTACGCACCGGGATGCCGCGAAAGGTGGTGACAACTTCTCCTTCGAACTGGCGCAGCTCGAGCAGCACGTTGGTCTTGTTCATCGCCTGCAGGTCGAGATAGGTGCGCACCACGCGGTTGCAGTAGATCACGGTGCGCCCCATCGCCCCCTGCACCGTCGGCGCGTCCGAGGTCTGGATCCCGGTCGCCATCGGCGCCGTGGTCGGCAGGCGGTACAGCAACCTGACGATCGAGTT